CTAAGGCAGTTGGCAACGGGGCTGACTCCTGCTAAAACGTTCGTTCGACATTACTTTCCCTTATCGTTGAACGGCAGAGAATCATGAGTGACAGCCAGACGCTGGTGGTAAAACTCGGTACCAGTGTTTTAACAGGCGGATCGCGCCGCCTAAATCGCGCCCACATTGTTGAGCTTGTACGTCAGTGCGCTCAGTTACATGCCGCAGGGCATCGTATTGTAATTGTGACCTCCGGGGCGATTGCCGCCGGGCGTGAACACCTGGGTTACCCCGAACTCCCCGCGACGATCGCCTCTAAACAGCTGCTGGCCGCCGTGGGACAAAGCCGACTCATTCAACTCTGGGAACAGCTGTTCTCTATCTATGGCATCCACGTCGGGCAGATGCTGCTGACGCGTGCGGATATGGAAGACAGAGAGCGCTTCCTGAACGCCCGCGATACCCTGCGCGCGCTGCTGGACAACAATATCGTTCCGGTCATTAACGAGAACGATGCCGTTGCTACCGCTGAAATCAAAGTGGGTGATAACGATAACCTCTCTGCGCTGGCCGCCATTCTGGCCGGTGCAGATAAATTACTGCTTCTGACCGATCAGCAGGGTTTGTTCACCGCCGATCCGCGCTCCAACCCGGAAGCCGAGCTGATTACCGACGTTCACGGTATCGACGATGCGCTGCGCGCCATCGCCGGTGACAGCGTGTCCGGCCTCGGAACGGGCGGCATGGGAACCAAGCTGCAGGCCGCCGACGTGGCGTGCCGCGCCGGTATCGACACCATCATTGCCGCGGGCAGCCGTCCTGGCGTGATTGGCGACGTGATGGAAGGCATCTCCGTTGGTACCCGCTTCCACGCTCAGGAATCTCCGCTGGAAAACCGAAAGCGCTGGATATTTGGCGCGCCGCCTGCGGGCGAACTCGTCGTTGATGAAGGGGCGACCGCCGCGATTCTGGAACGAGGAAGTTCATTACTTCCTAAAGGAATTAAAAGCGTGACAGGCAACTTCTCCCGTGGTGAAGTGATCCGCATCCGTAACCTCGAAGGTCGCGACATCGCCCACGGCGTAAGCCGCTATAACAGCGATGCCCTGCGCCGCATCGCGGGTCACCATTCGCAGCAGATCGACGCCATTCTGGGCTATGAATATGGCCCGGTTGCCGTGCATCGCGATGACATGATTATTCGTTAAGGAGCCAGAACATGCTGGAACAAATGGGCGTCGCCGCGAAGGCCGCCTCTTACAAACTGGCGCTCCTTTCCAGCCGCGAGAAAAACCGCGTGCTGGAAAAAATCGCTGATTATCTGGAATCTCAGTCCCAGGAGATTTTGCTCGCCAACGAGCAGGATTTACTGGAAGCGCGTCGCAACGGCCTGAGCGAAGCGATGCTCGACCGCCTGGCATTGACCCCGGCCCGCCTGAAAGGCATCGCCGACGATGTTCGTCAGGTCTGCAATCTGGCCGATCCGGTAGGGCAGGTGATTGACGGTGGGCTGCTGGACAGCGGTTTACGCCTGGAGCGCCGTCGCGTGCCGCTCGGCGTTATCGGCGTTATTTATGAAGCCCGTCCAAACGTGACGGTGGATGTCGCCTCCCTGTGCCTGAAAACCGGCAACGCCGCTATTCTGCGCGGCGGGAAAGAGACCTGGCGCACCAACGCCGCGACGGTGAAAGTCATTCAGCAGGCGCTGGAAGAGTGTGGCTTACCAGCGGGTGCCGTGCAGGCAATTGAGAGCCCGGACCGCGCGCTGGTCAACGAAATGCTGCGCATGGACAAATACATCGACATGCTGATCCCACGAGGCGGCGCGGGGCTGCACAAGCTGTGCCGCGAGCAGTCGACGATTCCGGTGATCACCGGCGGTATTGGCGTGTGTCATATCGTGGTAGACGACAGCGCTGAGATTGCACCGGCGCTGAAGATTATCGTGAACGCGAAGACCCAGCGTCCAAGCACCTGTAACACCGTGGAAACGCTGCTGGTGCATCAGGGCATAGCGAACACCTTCCTGCCGGCCCTGAGCAAACAGATGGCAGAGAGCGGCGTGACGCTGCATGCTGACGCCAGTGCGCTCGCACTGCTGCAGGATGGCCCGGCTAACGTCGTTCCCGTCAACGCGGAGCAGTACGACGACGAGTTCCTGTCACTGGATCTGAACGTGAAAATCGTGAGCGATCTTGACGACGCGATTGCGCACATCCGTGAGCATGGCACGCAGCATTCTGACGCCATCCTGACGCGTACGCTGCGCAATGCCGATCGCTTCGTGAACGAAGTGGATTCCTCTGCGGTGTATGTGAATGCCTCCACCCGCTTCACCGACGGCGGCCAGTTCGGCCTCGGCGCTGAGGTGGCGGTCAGCACGCAGAAACTGCACGCCCGCGGTCCGATGGGGCTGGAAGCGCTGACCACGTACAAGTGGATCGGCTTCGGCGACGATACGATTCGTGCGTAAATAATCACGGGTGATGCAAAAATAGCCGTTTGATTCAAAAGGGCATTGACGCATCACCCGGATAGATCTAACCTTTTGCCCCGTGGTTACATTCGTAACCGGCCTCTCAGGGCCGATATAGCTCAGTTGGTAGAGCAGCGCATTCGTAATGCGAAGGTCGTAGGTTCGACTCCTATTATCGGCACCACTAACCACGCGGGTTCACGCGATATTCACCAGTTCAGCAAAAGCGCCTTGTGCCATATTTGTGCCATTCCCCGCCAGGAATGAGTCGATTTGCATGGCATGCTGCGTCAGGTGATTCGGTGCCAGATGTGCATAACGCTGCACCATCTCGATACTTTCCCACCCGCCCATTTCCTGTAGCGCACTGAGTGGCACGCCGGACTGTACAAGCCAGCTCGCCCAGGTGTGCCGCAGGTCATGGAAGCGAAAATTTTCTATTCCCGCCCGCCTTAACGCTGCGCGCCATGCCGTGTTAGCATCAGACCGCATTTTGCGCACCGCCTTTGTTCTCGTTCCATCCGGGCGAACGGATGATTCAGTGTGAACAAAGACCCACCGGTTATGTTTCCCCAGTTGCTCCCGCAGCACCTTACAGGCCGATTCGTTCAGGGCGACCCCAATCGCCCTTCCTGCTTTCGCGTCCTCGGGGTGAATCCACGCGACCTTCCTCTGCATATCAATTTGTGACCACTCCAGATCGGTGATGTTCGATCTGCGCAACCCCGTCGCCAGTGCAAAAATAACAACTGGCTTCATATGCTCTGGAAGCTCCCGGATCAGGTTCGCCGCTTCCTCTTTGGTTAGCCAGCGAATACGCTTATTTTTCGGCACCGGGCATTTGATGTTCGGCGCTTTGGCTATCCATCGCCATTCGTTGGCCGCGCATCGTAACAGCGCCCGGATGAAAGCAAGGTGTGTCGCCTTCGTCGCCAGCGACGCTGGTTTATCCTTAAATTCAGGAACCGGCTTACCTCTTCTCAGCAGGCTGTCCCGTTTCGCCTCCCAGTTCATTCGATGTTTGCGATTAACCATCGAACTCACCGCCGACAAGATCCTGTCTTCCGTGATTGCTGACAGGTCCATTCCTTTGAAGTGCATCCTCCAGAATCCGATCCGGCTTTTGTCATCGTCCAGGCTTTTCTTGTGCTGCTTTTCGTTAAGCCAGCGAACGCACGCTTCATCGAACGTTCGCGGCTTAAACTCCCCCATCTTATCAACTCGCCATGCTTCAGCTTTCAGCTGATCATAGAGTTCCTGCGCTTGCCTTTTGTCCGTTGTCCCAAGAGACCGTCTAATTCGACTTCCACCAGGCGTAACGAAGTCGCAGTGCCACGTACCGGCACGTTGTTTGATTGACATGCTTTATCCTCCTGCACATCAACCGCATTCACGGGTTGATTGTGGATCGGGTTCTTCACTGCCGCAATACAGTCTGTTTTGCAGATCAGGTATGGGCTTTTTTTCTTATGTGGATTTTTTCGGGTAGCAGCCAGGCGACCGGACTTTATCCACTGGGCAATCGTGCCTTTATCCACTTTTAGGAAGGCGGCGGCCTCATCTCTGGTAAAGACTTCTTCTTCCATCGATGTTCTCCAGTGGCCCCAGCCGGGGCCGTCATTGTTAATCAGTGTGCCTGTGCTGGCAGGTTTCGAAGTTTACGAACGCCGATCATTGCTGTGGCGACATAGCTGGTGGCCCGGTTGACGACTTCGACGGTGACCTTCATGCCATCCACTTCAACGGTGTAATTTGTCTGGTGCTTCTGCCTGCCGTAATCGCCATATTTTGCGTGGTGCGCCGAAATCATCGGTGTACCAGGTATTAGGCTGGATTATCCTGAACATGGTCTGACTCCTGATTGCGCTTTATTTCCTTTCGGTATGCTGCAACCTCTTTGGCTTTCCTTTTCTGCCGCGGTGATGGCTTTGCGTGCTCCCAAACAAAAGGCCAATTGCTACCCCATACCAACCAGCGTCTATTGCTGATTCGATATGTGTTATTGATGTGTGCACCAAGCAGCCTACGGGCTTGTCGGTTGTTCATGACAGTCCTCTCTGCTTATTCTTCAATTCGATAACACCCTGGCAATCCGCGCACGTCTGGCAGCCGGGAACAGCAGCGCGCCGCGGCTCTGGAATTGGTTCGTCGCATTCTTCACAATGCTCAGCTGATACGGCGTTGCGGTTTACTCGGTGAGCGGAAAGGGCAGCGTTACGCTGAAGCTCTTCAATCTCTGCTGCGGTATCGATGATGTCGGCCATGGTTAATGCTCCCGGAACTGTCTGTTAATTCGGTTGAAGGTGAACGCCAGCAATAAAAAGGGAGCCTTAAGCTCCCGGGTGATTAGTGCCTTCATGCGGCACCGCCTTCATTCTTTTCGGCTTCGACCACCATATTTTCAAGCCGTCGAGATAGCTCGGCGGCCAGAGTCTGGAATTCTTCCTCGGTCGCCACCGGGATCGGCACAAAGCGAATCCCGATGTGCGCCAGTTGGTTGGCTATTTCGAGGCTTTTTCTCAAATCAACTGGTGAGGCTCTGTTCATGCGGCACGCCCCCGTTTTTGTTTAGCGGCTGGGTTTATCCAGAGGCATTCAGTGCGTAACTTCGTTCCTCGACCTGCGCTTATGCGTGAGGTTTTTTCTGTTTTCACCCATCCGGTCAGCATGTCGTTATAAACTTCGCAGTCGTAACCACTAATCATCACCATGCCATTCATCGTTCTGGCCACAGCGAGCAACTGCTCGTGACCTTCAACAGTCATCTCGTGGTTGTAATAACGGTTTCCCTGCACGCGGGTTTCTGGAACGTAAGGTGGATCAATGTAATGCAGCGTGGTTTCGGCATCATGGGCTCGCATAACGGCAAGCGCATCTTTGTTTTCGATGATGACTCCCTGCAGGCGCTGACACACAGCAGCAAGGTTGGCAGGATAGCGTTCCCAAAGATGTGCCGCAGTCGCGTATTTGCGTTTACTGTCGCCACGAAAACCTGACTGACCGCCAATACCGGCAGCAGAACCAAATCCCATGCATGCGCGGACAATCATGCGACGAGCGCGTTCTAATGGATCAGGCGATGAATCACGTGCGGAACAGAATTCATCGCGGGAGTATGGGGTAAGCACACATGCATCCTGTAGGCGCTGATTTTGCTCTGGGTCGCGCAGCACGCGAAACAGGTTAACCACCTCTCCATCAAGATCGTTATAGACTTCTGCGTAACTGCGTGGTTTTTGAAGCAGTACACCGGCAGCGCCGCCGAAAGGCTCGACGTAACAAATATGCTCGGGCATTTGCTCAATTATCCACGGTGCCAGGCGGAATTTACCGCCATGATAACGAATTGCAGGGTGTTTGATTGGGGCGTCTACTGTCATTGTTCAGCTCCAAACCGCCCGTTAAGGCGGCCAGTTTTGACGACGAACTCCAGGAGGCTAACTCCCAGAGCTTCAATTTTCTTGTGATGCTTGTTGATGATGGGAGGCACCGTTTCGTTCCAGTTAGGCTTTGGCTTCTTGCGCATGGCCTGCTGGATTTCCTCGGTGCGGCGGCGGCAGGCTGCGCGAATTGCATTTTCATTTGCTGGCGTCATGCGGCCTCCCGTTTGTTTTTGAGATGAGGGGCATTCGAAAGAAAAACCGCTTTCGCAAAGCCCAGAGGAGTTGCGCTTCGAATGTTGGCACGCTCGTCACTGGGAGGGCATTCGTGAATGCGGTTGTCCGGATACCAGTCAGTCACCAATCCGGCGAAAGATGTTCCTGAGATGACCTCGATTGCCTTCTTCTTCGGCACCATCCGTCCGCAGGCCAGTTTCACGGCGTCGATAGCCGCTTCCACCATCGGATGCATATTCTCTGCCGGCGCCTTGAAGCCGTTACCTGTCCAGAGGCAGGTCTGTTTCGTGTAGTTGTCATCCTCGCACAGCCCAGTGAACTGGTACGGATGGAACGTGTAATCTGCCGAACCGAAGATGCTACTGAACACGCTAACCGGGTTTTCGAATGCCCACGAGCATCCGGCCGCCAAGCCTGTCATCCTGCATTGCTCGGCAACGAGCGCAGCTTTAGCCTGAAAATGTTGGTCTTTGGCTCGTTTTGATTCGAACCAACGGGATCCTGATACTGCAACGTCAGTGCAAGGAGGAAAGCCGATAACCATGACCACGTTCTCGGTACGAATGATCTGGGACAGCCGCGGCATAGCCTCAATTATGGTTGCCGATATGCGTTCAATCGGACCGTTAATCGAAGTATCTGGATGCTGCGGGTCAACCAACACCGCACGGTAGCCTGCTTCAACCCATGGCACAGACATGACACCAGTGATATCGCACAGGCAGATAATGGTACCTTTGCTCATGCAGCCTCCGTTTTCACAACATCGATGGCGCAGCCGGGTAGCAATTCAACCGCGGCGGTGGCGCACTGATTTCCCCAGTGATCCCAGCCCGGTGCCGCGCCGCGGCTAAACAGCTCAATGCGCGGCACATCGCCGTAAAGAAGCTCAAGCCGGCGCCGAACTTCCCACGGTTTTTCGCTGTGCGCGCCGAGCGGGCTGTAGACCACCTGCTTAATCCCGGCGTGCTGTCGTTCCAGCCCGGCGCCACGGGTGGCAATCAGCAGGTCTTCGGTATTGGCTCGGGTGTGATTGCCGCCGTTCATTCGCGTCTCGGCGTTAAGCAGATCGAGGAAGTCGTAAAAGTCGGTGACTTCACCCTCGGCCAGCGCCTTGTTGATGCGCAATTCCGCGTTCTGATTCAGCTTCACCCAGGTAAAGCCCTTCATCGTGCGAACGGTAAAACCCAAGGCCTCGGCCAGCTCGATAGCCTCCTGGTTATGCGTGCCGGTGTACCACATCGCCAGCACCGCGTCATCGGCGGCAAGTTCCCAGACTGGCAGGCGCTTGATGTCGATTAGCTTCATGGTGGAGTAGTGATCGGCAGCGGCGCCGTTGCTGCTGGTGTTGCCGTAAGACCAGGGAGGATCTGCGTAGATAAGAGAGTATTTTCCAGTCATGCATCCTCCCGCTCCGGATCGTTAACATCCCAGCCATTACGCTCAATATTGGTTTGCAGCCGCTTATCCCCGACCTCTTCAATGCTGCGGCCGGTAATTTCCGCGGCTTCGGCGTTTGAGTGTCGCCACAGCAGCGCCAGCTCTTCGAGTGACCATGCTTTCATAGCACTGACTCCATTTCGTCGATGTAGAGGCCCTGAGCAATCAGGCGGCGACGGCGGGCGGCCCGCGCTATGCACTCCTGCCGCCTACCTTCCTGCGATTGCTCTATAGCGCGCCGGGTGAACAGGCGCGATTTACCTTGCGGCGTTACGAGCTTTGGTTTCGTTACCAAGTCGAAAGTCCGGTCGCAGATGCCTTCCTCGTTGATCCACTTTTCCGACTCAACGATCTGCGCTATCTGTCCGGTGCCGCGGGTAATGCCGTTGGCTACCCGGTTAAACTCGATGAGCGTTACGCCAAACTTCTCAGCGATTTCGCTACCGGTTATCGGGCGGCCGCGCGTCTGAATCATCCAGATAACGCGCTCACGGAGGCCGGAGAATTGCCCGGTTCGCCCGGGCCGGCGGTAGAAGGGTGTGCGCTTCATTGCGGTATGTCTTCATCAAACGCAGGAGTATCAATTTCGCTTTCTGTCTCAGGTTGAGGATCAGGGAATGCATACTCAACGCCTTCAAGTTCCAGCCACAGAGCATTTCGCCCAGCCTTGATGGTAGGCCAGTCCATTCCCTTGATTCTTTCCCATGAGCGAGAGGCAAAAACCTTCTCAAGAAGGTTGGATTTTGCTCGCTTGGCGTCGTTTGTCGTGCCGCCGTGATACTTGTTCAGCAACTCGACTATTTCATCCAGCGCGATTTCTTTCGCGCGCTTCTCTTTTTGCCATGCAGGAACTCCATCATCGGCAAACAGAACGCCGTTATCGCGAGATGTATCAACGCCTAAATGTGTTCCGCCAAGGTTCAGAAATTCAATGTGAGGCAGGAAGTTTTTGAATGTCGGGTTTGAAAAGACCTGGCCATCAATGCGAGTTGAGCGATCTTTCAAAACACGAGCAGTACGCCAAACCTGACCGGTTTCGATATTCATCTGCTTTTCCATCTGAATCAGGATGGAAGGCTCATATCCGGTTTCGGTTTCGGCCTTCATTTTCACACCGGTTTTAGCCAGTTGTTTCTTGCCGTCATCGCCTTCAAAGAAGTCGTATTCATACCCGGCTCGGCCGCACATGATGATATGCGCCTGGCTGTTAACAAATCTGTCTGTAAACCGCCGCCATTCCTGCTTGAGCCATGCCCAGTCCGAGAACTCAAGCCCGCGCTTGCGATTGCGTCGTTTGGCGTATTCGTCGCATAACCCCGTCCAAAAGTGGCTAATGGAGTCAATAATCATCACAGAGCCATTGGCTTCTGCTTCGTTGACAGCTTCAAGAAGATCGACGAATGAGCGGGTTTTTGCAGTAAACAGTTCGATGTTTTCAGCGTCAAATCTTGGCTTAACCCAGTCAGAACCTGTTTCTGTATCAAGGAACATGACCGGTCGATCACCTGCCGCAATACCACGCTGTCGCATCAGCAGCACAAGGCCAATTGCTAACTCGCTGGCTGTGTAGGTCTTGCCGTCACCGGCAAAACCCATAATTCCGGCCTTGAGAAAAGCCTGTGTATTGGTGGCGCGTTGGAATAATGCCATTGTTCAATCCTCAGTATTCAGAACGGGCAGCCGGTACGGTGTTCCCAGTCGTATTCCGCCTGGGCGTAAGCAACTGCAGAAATGAAATCGTTGTACGCCTCGCCAGCTTTATCGCTGCGAAGCCCTTCGTACGGGCTGGAGTCAATCGGGATCGTGAAGTGGAAGAGGCCGGACGGCTCTTTTGGCATCATGTCGATGATTTTCTGCGCCCGGTCATTGATCCACTTCTCTTTCTCGTCGGTGAGCTGCTGCTCAACCCAGCGCCGATCTTCGATGTGGTCGTAAGTGAGGTATGCGTTCATGGTTGCCTCAGTAATGGATTTTCGCGCACGGGATAAGGTCATCTTTGAGGGCGGTAAGCACTTCGATAGCCTGTTCGCGCGTTAAGCTGGTATTGCTGGTGAGCGCGTTAACGATGTTGGTGCCGACCGTCTTGCGGTGCTTCACATCAGCTTCACGTTTTGCCTGCTCATCGGCGATGCGCTTCTGCTCAGCCAGGCGGGCTTCTTCCGCCTGCTTTGCCTTAAGGCGCTCGGCTTCCACTGCCGCGGCTTTTTCGCGTTGTGCCCGGGCTTCTGCTTCCTGCTTCTCGCGTGCCGCACGCTGTTCCGCTTCAATGCGCTGGCGTTCCGCCAGCTCTGCACGTGCTTTCTCTTCAGCTTCGCGGCGTGCCGCTGCCTCCAGCTCAGCCTTGTGCTTCGCTTCGGCATCGCGGCGGCGCTGCTCTTCGCGATCGCGGTCAAACTTCTCATTCATCAGCAGAGCCATTTCTTGGTCCGCTTCGATTTGCGCGGCGCGCTGGCGGTCAAACTCTTCGTTCATCTCCAGCGCTTCGGCGTGCAGCGCGTTCATGGCTTCTTCAGCCTTAATGCGTTCCTGCTCGGCTTCCCATTCAGTGAGTGGGCGGCGGGTCGCATCGCGCAGCTCGTCACAGGCATCAACGAATCGCTTAATTTCGGCCTCAGCCGGACGCACAGCCTCTTTCAGTCGCTTCAGGTACTCACGGCCCGGCTTTTCGATTGCCGTCTTGCTGCGGGATACTTGCGCCGCCAGAGAGGCGACACGGTCACGGCCTTTCTTCGTGGACAGGTCCGGCACTTCGTTTACTGCCTGGCGGATCTGTTCGAGGTAAGCATCAAGGCCGCCCGCTACGTAAAGCACTGGCGCCTGTTCCGGCTTGATTTCGATGACAGTTAAGTCCGTTACTTCGCTCATGGTTTCTCCTGAAATTTGGATGTGCAGATCCCGCCCGCGTAATGCCAGGCCGATCGGTTGAATGGGGTGGTTGGTATCAGTGAATCATCGGCTCGCCGCGCTCATTCAGCAGCACAACGACGGAATCACTTTTGATGATGGTTTTTTCGAAGATGTTGAAGGCGTACAGGCCTTTCTCAACGTTCGCAGAGGCGCGATAAGTTTTACCGTGGTGTTGCAGCATTGTGCCAGGTAAAACCTCGCTACGTGGCACTGATGCGGTGCCGTAGTGCATTCCGATCATACCTTCACCTCAACCTGTACCAGGAGGCCAGCCATATGCATCTGCCAGCGGTTAAGTACCAACTTTTCACGCGGTGCAGATACCGACGTCAGCTGCCACTCGTTATCGTTGAGCTTTTTGGCGGTGTACTGCTTGCCGTTGTGGGTGACTGTCATCTCACACCACCTTGAATAAGAACCAGCCCATACCGCACACAATCAGGCCCACAATGGTTATTGCGGAAGACATGCGTACATGGTCAATGGCTAGTTTTGAAAGTGGCTGGCGATGCTCTTTTTCCGTCAGCGAGTTGATTGCTATGCCGAGCAGAAACGTCCCGACAAACCATAATGCGTATATCTTTAAGCCAAACTCCAAATCACTCATAAATCCTCTTGGCCTTATCGCGGCGAACGGAACGGTTAATACAAGACTTCAACGCATTTATTCAGTGTTTCAATGGGCGGTGGATGGCCGCCGTCTCATAACTTAGAAACCTCTGCGAAGTTTCTTAGGTATGAAAAAAGCCGCTCAGGTGGCGGCTTTGCGATGGTTGGTGCCGGGATTTTTATCCACGCCCGGCCCGTGTCCCTTTGCTTTCCACAGTCAAAGGAAACTGATATGTTGCTCATTCCACAGTCAATATAGGAATCTTCTTATGGCAAGATATATTGTTCGAGTTGAGTTGCGCGGCGCTGATTCTGAAGACTATGAAAATCTTCATGAAAAGATGAAAGCAAAGGGTTATTCGCGTGAGATACAGGATGGTAATGGCACTTGGTTTAACCTCCCAACAGCTGAATATACAACCGTAAAAACATCAACTGCATATAACGTTAGAGAGGAAGTCAGAGGTATAGCTAGTAGTGTAAAGCAAAGCTATTACGTACTGGTTTCCGAAGCCGCAGACACCTCTTGGTACTTGGCTAAGAAGTAATTTCAGAGCCATCACAAGCAGCTTCACCGTTAAACGATTTTCTGCGCTCTACCTCATAACGCAGCGCTTTAATCGAAACATCTATGGCATCGGAAAAGCTGATGCCTTCTTCATCAGCAAGTTCCTGAACAACCTTTCTTAACTCATTATCCTGATTATCCATATACCGTCTCTTTTAAATAAGTGGAGTAGATTTGCCGTCAGCCCCTCGCAAAGAGCTGCTGGTAAATCGCTTTGCCATAATTGCCGCTCTTCCTGAGCCCGCCTATGGTCCGACGCATGGTTTACTGTCGCGCCGTTCGACTGACCGAATCTCCACTTCGCCGCTGGCTAACTTCGCTCAGCTGTCGATGTTTCGTTTCGATGGGATAAAGATACAGATAAAACTGTATTATCGTCAACAGACAAAACTGTATTTAGTGGTGCAAAATACATATGTTTCTGTATTTTATTGGAAAATATTTTTGTTCAGACGAAAAAAAACCGGCCGAAGCCGGTGATTTTTTTATAGGAGGGAAGGCCTGCTATCGCTTTCTGCGGTAGATGCGATGCTCAATCATAACGCCAATGATGGTCAATGGCTGGTGATCACTGTTAATGACAGGATAATCATCATTTAGGGGGACCAACTCAAAGTGCTGGCAGCCCATAGGGTCAATGTATGTTGGGCGGTATTTCTTAAAGGTTGCCTGTGCTCCGCCGTTCCTGGCAACCACAAACTCACCTGGCGTTGGCTCAATCTCCGGGTCAACGATGATAATGTCCCCTGCCTTGAAGTCAGGCTCCATCGAATCGCCTTCAATGCGCAGCGCGAAGGTATATTCAGAAATATCAGAGTCCGTGAGGATGTACTCGAGGTTTCCGTCGAAAGCCTCAATGGGATTTTTTTCGGCTAATGCGCCTGCCTGAACATAGCTTATCAACGGAACTCTCCTGCTGTTAACCTCTGCCACCGGCATAAAAGCGCCGCCATTCATCAGCCAGTCAGCATCGGATTTCAAAGCCTTGGCTATACCAATTATATTCCGAGGTTTAAGTGTTTTCCCGTCTTCAATGCTCTGCCAGGATTGCTGCCGTATACCGGCCATTTCAGCTGCTTCTGCCTGGGTTAACCCCAATTCAATTCTCTTCTGCTTTACGCGATCCGCAAGGCTCATAAATACCTCTCTCTGTCCTCCCTGATAATCACAGTTAAAACTGTAATTGACAAACAGAAATAACTGTCAGAGAATACAGATAAAACTGTGGAGGAGATATGGAAACAATTTCTCAACGACTCAAGCAAAAACGTGAAGAGATGAATCTGTCGCAGGATCAGCTGGCGAAGCTGGCTGGCATGAAACAGCAATCTCTGCAGGCCATTGAGGCCGGGACAACAAAGCGCCCACGTTACCTGGTTGAGCTGGCGCGCGCCCTTAAGTGCGAGCCTGAATGGCTTCTCTTTGGCGACGAGCCAAATAAATCAACAGCCGCCTGACCGGCGGCCATAACCAATTAATTCAGAGGAAGTATCGCAAATGGAGACCTTAACAACACGCAACAAAGCGGAGGCACGACGAATTGAGAGTTGGGTGCAGCGGCAAATCGCAGATCTTGGGACAACCAGGATCGCTGAAGTAGCTGGCGTGAACAAATCAACCGTAAGCCGGTGGCGGGAAAACCTGGTACCGAACATGTCGCTGCTGCTCGCCATCCTGATTTCTAGCAGGGATGGAGTGAAGGGAGATTTTGAAGCATGAACGCGGAAAGGTCGAAAGCCGCGGTGCTGGAACACCAACGGCTTTCAGGTGGAATTAATTGGATCAATTCACAGAGGCAATTATGCATCTCGAGCCATTAACAAAGCAAGTCGGCGTATTGAAGACTATGGATGTTCCAGCCGACTTCAGAATGGAAGGGTGGGTATACGTGTTAAGCAATCCATGTATGCCTGGCATCTACAAAATTGGAATGACCACAACAAGCCCGGAAGTTCGAGCGCGAGAACTTTCATCAGCTACTGGTGTTCCTGCTCCGTTCAAGGTTGAAGCGGCTTTCTACAGCCATTATCCGCTCGAAGCTGAAAAAGAGATTCATGATGCTTTGTCGGAGTGGAGAGTAAACGAGTCTCGCGAATTTTTTCAGCTTGATTTGAAAGAAATTATTCATGCGTGCTCTTGCAGCTGTGAATGCCAGGTCGGTGAAAAAGCTGAATATATAGCTATTTACCACGACTTCATCATTTTTGAGAGCCTCAGCAAAATCAATATACCTGAACTTTTTAATGAGATTGGGATTAGCGTCTTCGGCGACAAGCTTGCAGCTGCTGAGCGATTAATTCGAATCGGTGCGGAAACTATTTTCAATATCCGCAGAAAAAGCGGCGTTGTTATCGCTGTGCACGATTCAAATGCGTATGCGATCGAACCGGCTGATGAACAGGCGCTAAAAGAAGCCATGAATGAATATCAGGCTTATAGAGAAGAGCTTGATAGACGTGGAATTTACGGCCCAGAACAACCAGTGGAGTATTAAATGGCCAGATCGCGAAATATCAAACCCGGCTTTTTCACGAACGACGAGCTTGCAGAATGTCAGCCGCTGGCGCGCATTCTCTTCGCTGGTCTGTGGACTATCGCCGATAAAGAGGGTCGCCTGGATGACCGCCCTAAGAAAATTAAAGCCATGGTGCTGCCTTTTGATGATGTCGATTGTGACGCTTTGTTGCAGCAGCTGCATCAGCACAAATTCATCAATCGTTACCAGGTAAAAGGCGATTCCTACATTCAGGTTTCTAACTGGAAAAAGCACCAGAACCCGCACTGCAAAGAAGCGGCAAGTGAGATACCAGAACCGTCTCAGAACCAAAATGGCACCGAACAAGAACAGTGCAATTCAAATGCAAAAGAGGAAAAGGAAGAAGAGGGAAAGCCTCAAGTAATTGAAAATAATGAAGCACAAGAAAAGCACGGTGTTAGTAAGGTGCAAGAACAGGTTAAGAACAGTTTAAATCCTGCTGATTCCCTTAACCTGATTCCTGATTCCCCTATCCCTGATCCGGATTCCTTGGTTAACACCCAAGCCGCTGACGCGTCTTGCGAAGAGGCCAATGCAGATATTCATGAAATATCGAGTCGGTACGCATTCGAGGGCCAGATCGTACGGCTGAACCACAAGGACTACCAGGCATGGTTAAGCCTGTACCCGCTGATAGACCTGAATTACGAACTTCAGAAGCTGGATATCGAGTTCACGCATGAGAAGCCAAAAAATTGGTTTATCACTGCTAGCCAGAAGCTGAGTTATCAGAACAAGCAGGCGGCAGTACGCGGCAAACCGGCCGCTAAGCCGGATCTGGACTTCAACAACACTGACTGGGCCTATGAGGTGATGCGATGAAATCTCTTGCAGAGCAGATGCGTAACCACGACCGCGAGCAGATGAGCCGCATGGCCCATAACCTGCCAGAGCAGTACCAGGAGCGCGCTCCAGTTGAGCAGGTAGCTCAGGTATTCAACGGCCTGTTCAACCAGCTGCGCGCCGCGTTCCCGGCCAGCATGGCGAACTTCCGCACCCAGGATGACCTGAACGAATTCCGCCGTCAGTGGCTGCTGGCGTTTCAGGAAAACGGGATCCACTCAATGTCTCAGGTCGATGCCGGCATGCGCATTGCCCGCCGCCAGGAGCGCCCATTCCTGCCATCGCCGGGCCAGTTCGTCGCCTGGTGCAAACAGAGTGGCGGGGCGCTGGGAATCAACATTGACCAGGTGATCACCGAATACTGGGACTGGCGTAACCGTTCGTTCGAATTCACCTCCAGCGAGCAATTCCCCTGGTCGCAGCCGGTCATGTACCACATATGCGTTGAACTGCGTCACCGCAGCACAGAGCGCCAGTTAACGCATGGTGAGCTGGCACGCGAGGCGGGCGACCTGCTGGACATGTGGGAGAAGCGCGTCACCGAGGGCAAACCAGTGCCGCCGGTACGCCGGGCGATTGCAGCACCCGCAGCTGATCACGGGCCGACGCCGATCCAGCTGCTGCTGGCGAAGTACAACCGCAATAAGTCGAACGGGATGGTGTGACATGACCATAACAATCCGTGAGCAGGTCCTGGCAGCCCTGCGAAATAACCCAGGCCTGAATAACGCCAAGCTGGCAGAGCTTATCGGTATGGACACCAAAAAAATATCCGGGACGGTGAGCACGCTGCTGGCCGACGGCCTAATCCGATGCGAAGGCAAATACGGCCAGCGCCTTTACAGCCTGACCAGTTACGGCATGCGCTTCGCCCCTGACACGATACCGGGAATGAAGCAGGGCAAGTCGAAGTTAATTCAGCGGACTGACACAAACGTGATCTGCCAGGAGTGCCGCAACAGCGCGGCGATGAAGCGAGTATTGATGGTTTGGGGGAGAGTGACAGCATGATTACCGAAAAAGACAATGTTTTTTACTGCGACTGCGGATTTTCTTTCCAGAGAAATCGCAGTGGCGCGCATGACTGTGCTGATGGTCTGCGCAATAAATTGGCCGAGTCTGAAGCCAGATGCGCGGCGCTGGCTGCTGAGAATGCAGGGCTGAGCGCTGTACTGATGTCTGTAATTGACCCCAGCAATGAGCCTGCCTACCAGAGCTTGGGAATGGGTTGTGGTGTTGAGGATAACAGTCTACAGACTGATGGTTATGGCGCCTGTGAATATGGCTGGCGCGAAGCTATGGAACGCGTCTACTCAGAAGTTATTCCAGAAGAATTACCAGAAACCCCGGCTACCGACGCCTTCCTGGTTGAAGTGCGGGCGCAGGGCGTGGAGATGTTAGTTAAACACTGCGAGCAGAAAGCGCTGGAAAAATCCTATGACTTCTTCATGGATGCCGGAGCGGTTGCAGCACAGTTCGCGGCCCAACTTCGCCAGGAGGCCCAATGAGCAACATCGACAAACGCGCATTACGTAAAGCCGCCGAAAAACATGGAGATGACGACATTTTGGCGCTGCTCGATGAGCTGGAAGCCAAAGACAAGCGGATTGCTGAGCTTGATGCGCGTACATTGGTTCCGGTCGAGCCCACGCTTGATCAGCTGGTAGCTGGTAAGCGTCGATTGACTTCAACCGGGCGCATGTCTCGACTGATGTCACAGCGCCTGGCTGAAGTATATCGTGCGATGGTTAGCGCCGCCGCAGCCGGTAAAGGAGAGTGATCATGGCACTGACGAAAAAACAGCGCGCAGAGCTGCGTATGAAGTTCGGTGGTCGCTGTGCTTATTGTGGGTGCGAATTGTCTGAAAAGGGATGGCACGCTGACCACGTTGAAGCGGTACTGCGCAAATCAGAGCAGTGTATGAAGGCGGCTGCGAAAGGCATCTTCAAACTGAAGGCGACTGGTGAATTCTACAGACCAGGGGCGGATAGGCTGGAAAACCTATTCCCGGCATGTGCGCCCTGCAACTTACTGAAAACGTCCTACTCGCTGGAAATGTTCAGAAAGCAGGTATCTCTTCAGGTCGAGCGAGGGCGCAAGAGCAGCATGAACTTCCGAACGGCAGAGCGTTTCGGCCTTGTCGAGGCAGTGGAGAAGCCAGTGGTGTTCTGGTTCGAACAGTATCAGGAAGGAGAGGCATCATGAGCACACTTACCAAAGAATGGCTATTGAAGACCATCGCAGATCTCGAAGAAGAGCGCGATTCTATGCCCGGCGTTGTAAACGAAGATGCGGCCAATGCGCTTGCTGCGATGAAGTTAGCGCTGGCATCGCTCGAAGCGGAGCCTGTGGGTGAGGTTTCCGAGCAGCGTGATGGACTGGTTATGGACGGCACGGTAGACCTCGGTGGAGCATCAACTCACCGAATTATTAAGGGAGCTAGCAAGATGAAACGGTTGCCGCTTGGCACGAAGTTTTACACCGCCCCGCCAGCGCCGGTATCTGTACCTGATGCGATGGAAATGGATGATGACTTTGACAGCGCGTTTGAACACGGAAAAGCTGTCGGATGGAACGCCTATCGCGCAGCCATGCTTCAGGGTGCCGATCGACCACAAAACGAACCGCAAAATATTCCGGAAAATATTCCAGCCACACAGTTTAAGCCAGTAGCAGACCTGTACGGCTTAACCTCACCAACTGGCGGCGAAACATCATTCACTTTCGACGCTGTTGAAGCTCGCGATTTTATTGATGGCGGGTGGTCATGTCAGGATTATGTGGAGCTTGAACGCTTTCAAGAAGCCATGCTTCAGAATGGTAACTCTCCAGCGCAATCCGATTGCTGTCCGGAGCAAAACTACATCGCTCCGGCGCAAGACGGCGACTCTCCGGTGATTCCGGATGGTTGGGTGGCTTGCAGTGAGCAGATGCCGGAAGACGAGCAGGAAGTAATTGTTCAGAACAAGATGGGATACCGTTATGTATCTTACTTCGATGAGCATTCCGGACTGTTTTTTGACATGCGTGGCGGTAATCAAATGAACTGCATTGAGCACATATTTGTTACTCACTGGATGCCACTGCCAGCAGCACCGCAGCAGGAGGCGTGATGGGAAAGCTAACTTTCGTTATTGAGTTCGAAGACGGCAAGGAGCCGCCAGTGTATGCCCATATGGAAGCTTTGGGCGGGAAGGTTGTAGCGGTCGCGTTCCGGGATACATTGAGCGAGGGTAATCCTACGCAGACGATCACTACCCATCCTCAGGTGCTTAGCGAGATGCGGTGCTTTGTCTGCAATGGTAAGCATCCGATCGGTGTCGCCTGCCCATTTAGGTCGCCAACAGTGGTATCGCATAATGCCTAACCCATTCGACGCATAACAAACAGGCCTCTTCGGAGGCCTTTCTCTTCAGTTGATTTTGTTGAATCAACCGTCCATACTTTCTTTGCTGACGGCCTGAACACCCGGCGGTGACTTCTGCGCATTTAAGGGGACTTAAATGCGACCACAATCTGAACGCCTCACCTTGTCACAGATGCAGAAATGCACCTGCGATTTTCTGCATTCTGCGGTTTCCATGAAGGAGGCCGTATGACTCTGCCAGTAGACGGCATAAAACTCCATCGAGGCAACTTTGCGGCCATCGGCCAGCAGATTCAGCCATTGCTGGATGCCGGACAATGCTTCCGCCTTCAGGTTAAGCCATGGCGAGAGAAGCGCAGCCTGTCGCAGAACGCTCTCAGCCACATGTGGTACACGGAAATCAGCGACTATCTCATCGCCCGAGGAAAGACCTTCGCTACGCCTGAGTGGGTCAAAGACGCGATGAAGCACACCTATCTCGGCTACGAAAGCAAAGACCGGGTAGACGTCGTGTCCGGAGAGGTGACCACGGTTCAATCCCTCCGCCATACCGCCGATCTGGAAACCGGCGAGATGTACATCTTCCTGTGCAAAGTCGAAGCCTGGGCGATGAATATCGGCTGCCACCTGACCATACCCCAAAGTTGCGAATACCAGCAGCTGCGCGATAAGCAGGAGGCCTGATGTCTACTCCACTTTCCCGCGTCATCACCAACGAAATCTTCCGCGTTCCGGCGCGCCGCCAGCGTAAGCCCGTGGTTAAGCCGTCCGACATCCCGACCTTGAAAGGCTACACCGCCCGCCTGGTGGATCAGAAATGGCTGCGTCTCGCGGCACGGAGGAAACATGCGTAGCACCTACCGCAATAAAAAATGGCTAGCCGCAGTCGGCCAGATTGAGCAATGCGTCCTTTGCGGAGCGTGGGGCGTACAGGTAGCACACCGCAATGAAGGTAAGGGAATTGGCATGAAGACAGACGACTGCGCCACCGCCGCTATCTGTGTCACCTGCCATTCAGAGATTGATAACGGGAAGGGGCTTAGCCGTGACGAGCGCCGCCAGTTAATGGATCGCGCCATTGTCCTGACCATTATCCAGATTGCCCGTCGTGGCCTGGTGGTGCCTGCATGAAAATCTACGACATCACACCAATCGGCAAGCCTCGCATGACCCGCGCGGATAAGTGGAAGCAGCGTCCACCTGTAATGCGTTACCGCGCTTTTTGCGATGAGGTCCGCCTGCGCAAGTTGACCATGCCTGAATCCGGATCACATGTGACATTCGTCCTACCAATGCCACCAAGCTGGAGTAAGAAGAAACGAGCGGAGTTCGCCGGGAAGCCCCACCAGGCCAAGCCAGACTGCGACAACATGCTGAAAGCCCTGATGGATGCGCTTTATGAGGATGATGCTCACATCTGGGATTGCCGCATCACAAAGGTCTGGGGAGAGAAGGGGCAGATCATTATTGGGGAGTGCGCGCCGTGACCAGAGCTGATTTCGAAAAGTACCAGGCAGAAAGCGTTAAGCGCGCCAGCCTGCCGCCAGTAGCAAAGCACAGCCAGACCAATACCAACCAGCCACATAAGGAAGCCGCATGAACAGTCAGCAACTGGAATACGTACGTCAGCAGCTCATTGTGGCGACCGCAGATCTGAGCGGAGCGACGAAAGGGCAGCTGGTAGCTTTCGCCGAGAACGCGCAGTTCACCGCGACGGCGCGCAGCCGGGGACGGAAAAAGGTATTCGACACGGATAAGCAGCGCATGGTCAACCCGGATGGTCCGCCGATGAGCGGCAGTCAGTCCCGCGCTAAGGGCTCATCTATTGCGCTGGTCAGCCCGGTAGAGTTCGGTACCGCGTCATGGCGCCGCGCCGTCCTGTCGCTGGAAGAACACCAGAAAGCGTGGCTGCTGTGGAACTACAGCGAGAATATCCGCTTCGAATACCAGGTGGCGATCACCCAGTGGGCGTGGGCAGAGTTCCGGGAACAGCTTGGCGCGAAAAAGGTTGCGGGCAAGACAATGGAACGCCTTAAGAAACTGATATGGCTGGCGGCGCAGGACGTCAAAGCGGAGCTGGAGGGTAGGGATGTGTATCAGCACCAGGACCTGGCGGCTCTGTGCGGCGTTAAACCTGATAACTGGTGCCATAACTACGCCGATTACTGGCGAGCCATGTGCGCCATCTTTAAGCGTCTTGATGGCGATTCTCTTCTCTGCACCGTGAGAACACGATCACAACAAAAGGCGACTTTTTCGCAGCAGGGTATTGCAAAAGTCAATTAAATGAGCCATATTTGAGTCTACTTTGATATGCTGCCTAAATTACATCGGCGGCATGAAGATGATAGTCACTATCCAGTTTGTAAAATGAGCCTCGGCATACCGCCGGGGCTTTTTCATTTCTGCACAACAGGAAAAAGCGCTGACCATGCTGGAATGGGCCGCGCGTCACATCGGCGCGCGCGACTAACCACCCGCTACAGATTACCAGCGCTCTTTCCGTTGTGGTGAATGCGCAGGCTGATGCGCCATGACTACAGTAGTGCGCGCTTCATGGGGCTTGCTACAACCCTGAGCAGGAGTTCAGCACCTGCCACCACAAACAAACCCACTGCCTGGGACCCTTCGGCCAACGAGCCGACATTGCCTTACCCCCATATTGCCCGCCTGTCGCGGGCTTTTTTATTTCAGGCTCCGGGAACCATCCTCGACATGCCTTCTTGTTAAATCGTCCCGAGGGCCTTACCCCTTTCAAACACACAGCCCCCGCTTTTAAGCCGGAGGTTAGAGACTATGAAAATGCATAACGATCCCCACTCCTGGACGGAGTTTATCGAACTACTCCACAGCTGGTGGCGTGGCGAAACGCCGATGGGTGCCGTATTGCTATCGGTTGCCATGGCCGCATTGCGAATCGCTTACGGCGGTGGCGGCTGGAAGAAAATGCTCCTTGAGGGGGCAATCTGTGGAGCTCTGACCCTTACTGCTGTGTCAGCTCTTGATTACTTCAACCTTCCACAGTCTCTGTCGATAGCTATCGGCGGCGCGCTCGGGTTTGTTGGCGTAGAGCAGGTTAAGGTTATGGCTTCCAGGGTGTTTAATTCTCGCTTTGGAGGCGGAGATGCAAACCAGTGATAAAGGCATTTCCCTGATCAAACAGTTCGAAGGTTGCAAGCTCACCGCCTACCAGGACAGCGTCGGCGTCTGGACTATCGGCTATGGCTGGACTCAGCCTGTCGACGGGAAACCGATCCGCGCCGGGATGACGATTAAGCAGGAAACAGCAGAACGTCTGCTGAAGACAGGGCTTGTCAGCTACGAAAGCGACGTGTCTCGCTTGGTTAAAGTTGGCCTGACTCAGGGACAATTCGACGCCCTGGTGTCGTTCACGTATAACCTCGGCGCCCGGTCACTGTCGACATCGATTCTCCTGCGAAAACTCAACGCCGGTGATTACGCTGGTGCTGCCGATGAGTTCCTGCGCTGGAATAAAGCTGGTGGCAAAGTCCTGAACGGGCTGACCCGTCGCCGGGAGGCAGAGCGGGCTCTGTTCCTGTCATGATTGGCGCGCTGGTTAAGCGTTACTGGCGGCAGCTGCTGGTGGTGGCCTTAATCGGCGTGCTGGCGTTCTTCGTTAACCACTACCGCGACAACGCCATCACCTACAAAGACCAGCGCGATAAGGCCACCAAGAACCTCAGCCTGGCTAACGACACCATTAAAGACATGCAGGTGCGCCAGCGTGATGTCGCTGCGTTGGATGCCAAATACACGAGGGAGTTAGCTGATGCGCAAACTGAGAATGACAGGCTTCGTGCTGATGTTGTCGCTGGTAAGCGTCGGCTGCAAATCGCCGCCACCTGCTCCAGAGACGAAACCACCGGAGCCTCCGGCCTGGTTGATGGCTCAAGCCCTCGACTTACAGCAGATGCTGAACTCAATTATTGGCGTCTCAGAGACGGGATCGCCGCCGTCACAAAGCAACTGACCGGCCTGCAGGAATACGTTCGGACTCAGTGCCTGAAATAATACGGAGGTGAGCATGTATTCGTATGGCGAAAGACCGCCTACGCATTCGACACTGCAATGCCGGGGTCATGCATCCGTTACCACATGAATAACCAAGCCTCGCAATAGCGGGGCTTTTTTATGCCTGAAGTAAACACGCGCATTCTCGTGCGCATATCAACCAAGAGCCTTTCGGGGTAGAGCTTGAGATAGGGCAGTGGTAACGCTGACCGCTCTTGGGCTGCCCGTATCTACGAGAACAGGCTCAACCACCAAAAGGTATCAGCGAAATGAAATCATTAACCCTCTTCAATCAACCAATCCGTGTCGGAGAAGACGGCATGATCTGCCTCACCGATATGTGGAAAGCCAGTGGCAAAAGTGATGCTGAATCGCCTTACCATTATCTGCGAAACAAGCAGACCAAAGAGTTCCTGGCCGAGCTGGAGAAAAACCACGAATCTGTGGTTTTCACTGCCCGCGGCGTACACGGCGGAACCTATGGCGGGAAGTTTGTTGCATACGATTATGCGGCATGGCTAAACCCCGGGTTCAAGTACGCAGCCTATAAGGTCCTCGATGACTACTTCACCGGAGAGCTTCAGCATCGCAACAGCTTAAGTGCGCAGCTCAACATGAAGTGCCATGAGTTTGACCAGAAGAAGGACATGGCGAGCTTCTGCGGGCAAGGACTTGCTGCATGGCGTTATACGAAGCCTGTATTGGTCGCTGAGATTAATACCCTGGCTAACCAGCTGCAGATTACGATCCCAGGGCTTCCAGGATGAATAATCGCGTCATTGAATGCGCTTCCAGAGCGGGGCGCGACTTCTCTGAGTTCATGAAAGGTGAGAAGGACATGATGCAAGTGCTGGCCTCGGTTGATCAGTTTGGCGAGCAACTCCGTCTCAACGGCTGCGTCAATCATCACTTTGTAAGTTACATGATGAGGAACTCGATCATGCAGGCATTCATGGACATGGCAAACGCCGAGAAGAAAGAAGAGCGCCGCCGTAAGCGAGCGGAAACAAAAGCAAAGGCGAAGTAGCCATTACAGAAGCTCTTCACTGAGGGGCTTCGATAATGGAGCACTGGAATTATTCATGAACAGACCACACCCACCAGCGCATTTTACGATGCCACCTGACCCGAAGCCGTACATCAGCATAATGCCCGCCAGTGACGTTGGCGAGTGGCTGAATCAGCACATCCTGAGCGATGAGGGTGACCTATACAACCCTGACCACCAGCATTTGCTTGAAGCGGATCTGTGCTTTCTCTGGGCATCTAACGCTTTCGAGAAGAAAGGGCGTTCCGTACTGGGGCAGGCGGAAGAAGTGGCAATGCGGGCTGGAGGCTGGCAGAAAGCGCGGATGGAGCAGCAGATGTATGAATGGTTCGGCAGGGTGCCGCAGTTCATCATCACGCTGGCCGCCGATTACTGTTCGCAATGTTCCGATCTGGAGTTCTGCGCGCTGATAGAGCATGAGCTTTACCACATCTGCCAGGCGACAGATGAATTTGGTGCGCCGAAGTTCACGCAGGAAGGGCAGCCAAAGCTGAAGCTGCGCGGCCACGACGTGGAAGAGTTTGTGGGCGTGGTTCGCCGTTACGGTGCGAGCCGGGACGTGCAGGAAATGATTGATGCGGCAAATCAGCCAGCGGAGGTTGCTCATCTCGATATTGCCAGAGCGTGCGGGACGTGCATGCTGCGACTGGCTTAAATACTGGACTGTATAAGACGAATGGTGATTTATGGCTGCATTAAAACCTGATGTGAAAGCCTTCATCATTCAGTCGCTTGCGTGCTATGACACGCCATCGCAGGTGGTCGAGGCTGTCCAAAAAGAATTCGGGATCAAGATCACCCGCCAGCAGGCTGAATCTCACGACCCCACGAAGGCCAGCGGTAAGACGCTCGCCAAAAAGTGGATCGAGATGTTCCACGCGACGCGCGAACGATTCCTGACCGAAACCAGCGACATTCCGATCGCGAACAAATCCTATCGCCTCCGCGTACTTGACCGCATGGCAACCAAAACCGAGGGGATGAAAAACTTCTCCCTGACTGCGCAGTTGATTGAGCAGGCCGCGAAAGAGGTTGGCGACGCTTACACCAATAAGCTGAAGGTTGAGAGCACTGGCAAGGATGGCGGCCCGATCAAGACCGAGACGACCAACCTCACCGCAGATCAGGCCGCAGAGCTTTACCGCAAGATGATGGGGTGATTATGCCTCTCCCGTTTGAATTCGACTTCAGAAACCCTGATTACCAGATGGTTTTTGAATGGCGGATGGAGCGCTTACAGCGCATTCGCCAGAACCCCGAAATGCTGCCAGCGCTAAAGCAGTTTTACCGCACCAACCCCGCCCAGTTCATCATCGACTGGGGCATGACTACTGACCCGCGTAACATCGATTATGGCCTGCCGGTCACCATCCCTTTTCTGCTGTTCCCGAAACAGGAAGAGTGGATTCACTGGATCATGGAGCGGCGCGAACGGCTGGAGAACGGCATCACCGAAAAGAGCCGCGAAATGGGGCTCAGCTGGACGGCGATCGGGCTGGCCTGTTCGCTCTGCCTCTTCAACAAAGAAATGGTCATCGGCTTCGGCTCCCGTAAAGAGGAATACGTCGACAGTACCGGTGACCCGAAGGCGCTGTTCTGGAAGGCGCGCAAGTTCGTGGAAACGCTGCCCGTCGAGTTTCGCGGTTCGTGGGACGAGAAGAAGCACGCGCCGTACATGCGCGTTGAGTTTCCCGATACTGGCGCGGTCATCAAAGGCGAGGCTGGCGACAATATCGGTCGTGGTGACCGTACCACCCTCTACCTGGTGGATGAGGCTGCATTCCTCCAGCGTCCTCTGCTGATTGACGCGGCGCTGTCGCAAACCACCCGCTGCCGTATCGACCTGAGCTCGGTTAACGGCATGGCGAACCCGTTCGCGCAGAAGCGTCACGGCGGGAAGATACCGGTATTCACATTCCACTGGCGAAATGACCCGCGCAAGGATGAAGAGTGGTATCGCAGGGAATGCGAGAAAATCGACAATCCGGTGGTGGTGGCGCAGGAACTTGACCTGAACTACAGCGCATCTGCGGAAGGCGTCCTGATCCCGTCCGATTGGGTACAGGCTGCCGTCGACGCTCATATTAAGCTGGGCATCCAGCCAACGGGCAAGCGACTGGGCGCGATGGACGTCGCCGACGAAGGCCGGGACAAAAACGCCTTTTCGACCCGTCACGGCTTCCTTCTGGAGAACGTGCGTGAATGGTCCGGCGTTGGCAGCGACATTTACCAGTCCGTTGAGAAGGTCTTCGGCTTTTGCGAACAGGACAACCTCGAAGAGTTTCGCTTCGACGAGGACGGTCTTGGTGCTGGCGTTCGCGGCGATGCGCGCGCCATCAACGAACTGCGTAACGCAGCGCGTCGACCGTCAATACTCGCCACACCGTTTCGTGGTAGCGGCGCGGTATTTGATCCGGACGATGAAGCGGTGCGCGGCGACAACGGACAGGCCGCCCGCCTGAACAAGGACTTCTTTGCTAACGCCAAGGCCCAGAGCTGGTGGCAATTACGCAAGCTTTTCCAGAACACCTGGCGCGCCGTGGTTGAGGGCATGGCCTACAACCCGGACGAAATCATCTCAATCAGCAGCGCCATGGCGAGCAAAGACAAACTCATCATTGAGCTGTCGCAGCCGACCTACTCCATTAACGGCGTGGGGAAAATCGTTGTTGATAAACAGCCTGACGGCACCAAGTCGCCGAACCTCGCCGACTCGGTGATGATCAGCTACGCGCCAATGAATTCAGCCCTGAACATCTGGGAGCTGCTAGGGAGACAGGCCTGATGGCACGAAACAAGCAAGCCACGCGGCGAACGGCGCAGGCCACCGCAGATGGATATGAGAACTTTGTCGCCCGCGTGGGGATGCAGACGCCTAACCAGCATTCAGCATCGACCTACCGGGCGAACTTCACCAGCCGCAACCGCATGCTGGTGGAATGGTCATATCGTTCGTCCTGGATCATCGGCGAAGCGGTCGACGCTATCCCGGACGATATGACCCGGAAAGGCATTCGCATCACTTCGGAGATTGATGCCAAAGACCGTGGCACCCTCGAAGCGCAGCTGGATGAGCTGCAGATCTGGGATGCGCTGAACGACGTGCTGAAATGGTCGCGTCTCTACGGCGGCGCGGTTGGCTTCATCATGATTGAGGGGCAGGCACCAATGACCCCGCTGCGGCTCGAAACCATTGGAGAAGGCAAGTTTAAGGGCATTCTCCCGCTCGACCGCTGGATGATTAACCCGGTGCTGACCCGCCGCATTAAAGAGATGGGGCCAGATCTCGGTAAACCTGAGTTTTACGACGTGGTGACCACTGCAACGGGCATCCCGGCCTGGCGCATCCATCACAGCCGCCTGATTCGCTTCGACGGGGTGACGCTGCCATTCCAGCAGAAGATGACCGAAAACGAATGGGGAATGTCGGTTGTAGAGCGTATCTGGGATCGGCTTACTGCGTTCGACAGCGCCACTGTCGGCGCGGCGCAGCTGGTCTACAAAGCGCATCTGCGCACCTACAGCGTGGAGAAGCTGCGCGAGCTTATCGCGCTTGGCGGCCCGGCGTTCGAGGCGCTGCTGAAGAACATCGACCTGATCCGCCAGTTCCAGAGCAATGAAGGTATGACGCTCATGGACTCGCGGGATAAGTTCGAAACCCACCAGTACAGCTTCAGCGGTCTGGATGACATTCTTTCGCAGTTCGCTGAGCAGATCAGCGGTGCCGTTGGTATCCCGCTGGTGCGCCTGTTCGGTCAATCCCCGAAAGGCTTCTCTACTGGTGACGCAGACCTCGCCAACTATTACGACCGGGTGAGCTCATTGCAGGAGCGCCGCTTACGGCTGCCGATGCGCCGGATACTGGACATTATGCACCGCTCGGAACTCGGTAAGCCGCTGCCGGACGATTTCACGTTTGAGTTTAACCCGCTATGGCAAATGTCTGACGTTGACCGCTCAACGGTGGCCGTAAACACCACCAACGCGATCAGCACCGCGCTGGGCGACGGATTGATGACGCGTAAGGCGGCGATGACCGACCTGCGCGAAAACTCTGACGTCACCGGTATCGGGGCATCCATTACCGACGAGGATATCGAGAATGCCGAAGACGAAGCGCCGCCAGGCATCGGCGAACTTGGCGACAAACCGCCAGAGCCGACAGGCGGAGATCCGATATCGAACGAGCCTACGGCAGATAGCGCGGGCGGTCGGGGATATAGTAAATGGGCGCTACGATGGTTCAAACGATAGCATCACCGAAATAATGGATGCGCTGGAGCGCTACAGCGAAATCATCACCCCCTGGGCGACGAAGGTTGCTGAGAACTTCACCGCAGACATAGCGCGCCAGAATGAAAAGCAGTGGCGTCAGCACAGCCGGAACATCAGCGCAGAACTACGCAACATGGTCGACCGCGCCCCGGTAGGCCAGGTGATGAAATCCATCGTCGCCGAGCAAATTAAGTACATCAAATCGCTGCCTCTTGAGGCCGCCGATCGGGTGTATGACATTCAGAACAAAGCCATCGAGGCCGTTGTGACTGGTGGCCGCGCTGAGCCATTCGCGAAAGAGATAGCTGCGTCCGGTGACGTGTCACGCTCACGAGCGAACCTTATCGCCCGTACCGAGCTTGGACGCGCAACTGGCGCGCTGGATCAGGCGCGTGCGCTGTCAATCGGCTCGAATGGTTATATCTGGCGTACAGCCGAAGATGGCGACGTCCGGCACTCTCATCGTGAGATGGAGGGCAAGTTTGTCGAATGGGGACGACCTCCAACGCTTGACGGCATGACCGGTCACGCTGGCGAGCTCCCGAACTGCCGCTGTTACAAAGAAATCGTCTTCCCCAACCCTCATTCTTATCTCGCCTGAATCGCAGGTAAACCATGAAATATTTTTTCAATACCCGGCTGGGGGAAACCCGCTATCAGCTGGCTGACGGCTCGCTGCTGTGCAAAGACGTGCCGATAGGTCGAACGGGTAAGCAGCTCTACGTCGCTGCCGATCTGCCAAACCTCAAACCCGACAAGCTCGGTGAGATAGTTGTAACGCGCTCTCCTGAGCAGGTATTCCATCCTGCCACGCTCGCCTCATTCGAAGGGATGAGCATCACGATCCTGCATCCTGAAGATGAAAACGGGAATGTGCGGCTGGTAAATCCCGAGAACTGGAAAGAGCTTGCTGTCGGGCACCTCCAGAACGTTCGGCGCGGGACTGGTGATCAGTCTGATTTGATGCTGGCAGACCTTATCGTCAAAGACGAAAGCGCCATTCAGCTTATCGAAGATGGTCTGCGCGAAGTGTCGTGCGGCTATGACGCGGAGTACGAGCAGACCGAGCCTGGTAAAGCCGAACAGGTCGATATTACCGGAAACCATGTGGCTCTTGTCCCTAAAGGCAGAGCCGGAAATCGCTGTGCAATTGGAGACAGAGACACAATGGCAAATCAAAAGAAAAGCTGGTGGACCCGCATGCGCACGGCCATCAAAACGGGTGACGCTGACACCATGAACGAACTGCTGGACTCTGCGCCAGCGGCGGTAACGGGTGATGAAGGGGATCTGCCGAGCGGCGTTAACCTCAACATTAACCTTTCACCGCAGCAACCATTGCCGGACAAAAAGCCGGAGATGGGTGGAGAGCCAACCGGCGACGGCGAGGACGATATCAAAACCTTGCTCAAAGCCCTGCTGGCTAAGCTGGAAGGAAATGCGACGGGCGATAACGACAATAAGCCTGACGATAAAGATAAAAAAGATCCGACCGGCGACGGCGAGGACGACGAAGAGGAAACCACGATTACCGGTGACTCTGCCTATCGTGCCGAAGTTATCGTCCCGGGTATCGATCTGAGCCGTAAGGTGAAACCGACCGCGTTCAAACGTGATGTGCTGTCTGCCGCTGACAAAACACTGGTTCGCCAGGTTGTCGGTGATGCTGATATCCGCAAATTGCCTAAGCAATCGGTCGATATGGCATTTAACGCCGTGTCTGAGATTGCCAAAGGGCGAAACACCCGCAGCACCACGGGCGATGCACAACGTCCAAATATGGGCATGACCAGCATCGCTTCCCTGAACAAACAAAACGCCGACTTCTGGTCTAACCGCAAAGGATAATCCAATGACTGCATATCTGTACCGGATGCCTGTTGGCATTGCCGGGGCTATCTCTCGCCCGCAGGACTTAACCGTCGAACCGGTGATCCTTAAATCCGATAACGCTTTCGCTGCCTATGGTCTGGCTGGCAAATACGACGCTGACGGCTTTTTCGTGCCGTTGGCGGACGGTGACACAGCCGACAAGGTGAAGGGTATCTACGTTCGTCCGTATCCGACCACATCGCAGCCAGACATGGTGCGCCAGGTGGGGACAGATAAGAACTTCCCTGGCGACGCCATGAAGCGTGGCTACATGACCGTTAACCTCGGCTCTGGCTTCGATGCCAGCACCATCAAAAAAGGCGCGCCTGTCTACGTGGTTGTTTCGCTCGATTCAACCATTGACGTGCCGCTGGGCGGCTTTATGTCCACGTCCGTCAGTGGCAAAAACGTGGCGCTGACCAACGCCGAATTCACAGGGGCCGGTGACGCTAACGGCAATGCAGAAATCTCCTGGAAGATTTAAGGAACAGACGAATGATTACTTTTGATCAGGCAACCGTTGATGGCTCTGGTGCCTTTCTCATCGGGGAGCTGGAGCGACTCGACCAGACGCTGAACCTGCCGCTGGTGGGTTACACCTGGACCCGCGATATTCAGCTGCGTGAAGACGTTTCTATCGCAGATGACATTTCCAGCTGGACCAACACCAGCTTTGGCGCGGCGGGTACTGGTGCAAATCCGAACGGTAAAAACTGGGTAGGCAAAGACTCTACCGCCATTGCTGGCGTGAACGTTGATATCGGCAAAGACGGCAATCCGCTGAACCTCTGGGGTATGGAACTGGGCTGGACCGTTGTAGAGCTGGCAGCAGCGCAGCAGGTAGGCCGCCCGATTGATACCCAGAAGTACGACGGGATGCAGCTCAAATGGCAGATGGACAACGACGAGCAGGTTTACATTGGCGATGATGCGCTCGGCCTGAAAGGGCTGGCAAACCTTGTCGGTGTGACGCTGAACAATGCGCCGAAGACCTGGGCGAACTCCACCAACGACGAGATCCTCGATAGCGTGAACAGCATTCTGTCGAATGCCTGGGCAGCATCCGGTTATTCCGTCGTGCCTTCTGATCTGCGCATTCCGCCAGAGCAGTATTCACTGCTGGCGAGCCGTAAGGTTTCCGAAGCGGGTAACCAGTCACTGCTGACCTATCTGGCCGTGAACACTATCGCTTTCCACCAGAACGGCGTTCCGCTGGAAATCAAAGCGGTTAAATGGCTGAAAGGGCGCGGGGTTGGCGGTAAAGATCGTATGGTCGCCTACACCAACGACAAGAAATATGTGCGCTATCCGCTGGTGCCGTTGCAGAGCGTGCCTGTCCAGTATCGCGGTCTGTACCAGATTGCGACCTACTACGGCAAGCTCGGTGCGGTTGAGCCAGTGTACAAAGAAACCCTGTCCTACGTGGACGGTATCTGATAACCAGAACGGCCCCGAAAGGGGCCAGAAGGAAACTGAAAATGGCGAAAGAAAAGCTGGTTACCATCCATGTTCACACCCCGTTTACGCTGACGCTCGGCGATCAGTCAAAACAGGAGTTTGGTAGGGGACGGCATAACGTACCGGAAGAGGTCGCGTCGCACTGGTTCACCCAGGCGCACTCTGAGCTTTCCGAAAGCGTGATTAGCGACACCGATGATCTGCAACCCGTTATCGACAGCCTGCAAGCGCAGATTGCCGACAAAGATAAGCAGATTGTCGATAAAGATCAGCTGATTGCCGACCTGAAAGAAGCGCTGCTCAAGCTGCAAGAGCAGAACGACAGCCTGCAAGCGCAGATTGCTGCCGCCCAGACTGGCGGTAATGGGGCGAAAGATGCCAAAGAATCAAAGCCTGCCAACAGTAAGTGATTTTCGCCGCGACTTCCCGCAGTTTGCTGACCCTGCCAAATATCCCGAAGCACAAATCCAGTTTCGTCTGAATCTTGCCGATGAACTGCTGAGCGAAAACGTCACCGGCAAAAAGTTGTTTCCGTACTTTGTCGAGTTGTTCGTGGCTCACTACATGACGCTCTGGGCGGCAGATAGCCGGGCAATGCTCGTCGGCGGCCCGGGTGGCTCAACCAATGGTGTTCAGTCCTCCAAGTCCGTTGACAAGGTAAGCGTCAGCTATGACACCAGCGCGACGCTAAACCCTGACGCAGGCTTCTGGAATAACACCAGATATGGCGCTGAATTTTATCAGCTGATCACGATGTTCGGTGCGGGCGGTCGCCAGCTATGAGTTTCAAAAGCGGTGTAACAACGAGGGTGGATAACGCTCAGGCCATTCTGGATGCGCTCAGGTCGCTAACCAAAAAGGATGTGCTGGTGGGCATCCCGGAAGAAGACAGCGAGCGTGAGGATGTTCCGTTTGGTAATGCCGGGATCGGTTACGTCAACGAATACGGCTCACCAGCGCAAAACATACCCCCACGCCCGCACCTGATCCCCGGCGTTA